ATTATCCCCCAGAGCGGCCAGGGTGGGCCCAGAAGGCCCTAGAACGGCCACAGACGGCCAAACTCCACCAGGATGGATTCGTATTACCTCGGCTAGAAACAGGCCCACCACGGGGGACATTCGATACACATGGGCCAGCGGCTCGGCAGTGGCTGTCAAGCGTGTACGGCATGGAAGTTCGAGGCTGGCAGGGTTATGCGCTCGATCGTGCGCTCGAGTATTACCCCGAGACAGGAGATTTATGCTGGCCGCAAATCGTACTGACGGTTTCTCGTCAGCAAGGCAAGTCATACCTAGCCCGGGCAATCTGTATGTGGCGGCTACACCACGCGGAACTGTTCGGCGAGCCGCAGACGATCCTGCACGTGGCCAATAAGCGCTCGACCGCCATGGAGGTTATGCGGCCGGCAGGAATCTGGGCCGTGGAAAAGTACGGCAAGCAGGCAGCACGCTGGGGAAATGAGCGGGCAGGCATCGAGTTACCGACGGGCGACCGCTGGCTTATCCATGCAGCTAATGAATCTGCCGGCGTTGGGTTCTCGATCAACATGGCATTTCTCGATGAAGCCTGGTCGATTCCTAGCCAGGTTTATCAGGGAGCCCTGGCTCCGACGATGGCGGAGAGATTAAATCCACAGGCCTGGATCGTGAGTACGGCAGGAGATTCTAGTTCCGATCTCGTGTCCAGTTATCGGCAAAGGGCAATCGACCACCTCGGGGCCAATGACCCTGGAAATATTCTCCTGCTCGAATGGTCAGCGCCTCCAACAGCCGACCCCGACGACCCAGAGACATGGAAATACGCGAGCCCAGAATGGAACAATAAGCGCGAGGCTTTCCTCCGCGGCCAGTGGGAAAACATTGAGCAATCATCATGGCTGCGCGAATACCTGAATATGTGGGTGCCTCGAGCTAATCATTGGCTCAAGGATTCCTGGTGGAAAGAAACCACCAGCGACGAGGCGCTTCCTACCTCGGGCACATGGTCGGTCGCGGTCGAATCTGACTTTGACGGCATGGGTCACGCCGTGGCAATCGCGGCCCCGCTTGAGGACGGCCGGATCGTTGTCCGGGCTACCACTCACCGCACGATTAAGGATGTCGACGCACGTCTAGGGGAAATCCGCAAGGATCACCCCAGTCTCTTTATACAGGTAACTCCTGGCTATGTGGACAGACTTCAGGAGCGTTTCGATGAACTGGTCGGGCAGCGTGAGGCGGCAGCCGCTACTCAGAATATCCTCGACCTATTCGATCGCCGGGCATTACTGCACGAGGAATCAGAGACCCTGCTCGAGCACTTCACACAGTCGAATATCTCGAAGCGTCAGGGCGGCTGGGTAATGTCTGCCCGAATGGGTCATGGTGGCGTGTACGCAGCTAGGGCCACAATGTTCGCCGCCTACCAGGCGTCCAAGACCCCGAGGCCCATGGCTCGAATCCATACACGCCGACGCGCATAAACCGCGAAAAGCGCGATCACTTGACCTAGGTATGGTATGGCACCAGAATTACACCCGTGGCGTTTCCCCGTTCACTCAAGGTTGTACGGGACCAGGCTCAGATCAAGTCAGCGGTATCGCAGGCGGTTCAGGAGCCGGTCCCGTACATCCGCGACGCATCCGCGCAGCTGCTAGTTCAGATCCAGCGCTCCTCGAGTTACGGCGTGGACCTCGGTGTAGCGCTCCAGGTGCCGGCATTCGTCAAGTGCCTAAAGACCTACACGAACACGATCTCCGCATTCCCGCTCAAGGAATACGTCGGCAAGGATCAGGTAATCGCTCGAGGTCTCCTAGTCCAGCCGACAATGCAGACGACCTACTCGTCGCTCATGGGCCGAACTGTTCAGGATCTCCTTCTCTATGGCTTCGCCTACTGGAAGGTAGAGAGCCGGGCATGGGACGGCTACCCGACGGAAATCGTGTGGATGCCGTACACACAGATCTCATTCACGCCAGACCCCACGACCGAAGCGGTCATGGACCCGATTCCCGCATTCGGCACGGTCTACTGGAACGGCGTCCCGGTCCCGCCGCGTGACGTCATTCGATTCGACGGCGACCCTGCCGGCGGCTGGCTCACCACCATGGCCTCGGCCTGCAATACCGCCGCAGCACTCGAGGCCGCGGCCCTCCGCTATGCCGAGTACCCAGTGCCGAACGTCATCCTGAAGAATTCAGGCGCGGATCTGCCCGGCTCGGTTGTCGACGATCTCCTCGACGCTTGGGAGGCGGCACGTACAAACCGCTCGACCGCTTACCTGAACTCGACAATCTCGACCGAGACGATCGGCGGCTTCAGCCCCAACGATATGCAGCTGACAGCCGCACGGGACGCCTCGGCCCTCAGCATCGCCCGGCAGGCAAACCTCGACGCCGCATGGGTCAACGCCACCCAGTCAGGCTCGAGCCTCACCTACACAAACCGCACCGACCTTTACCGTCAGCTGCTCGACCTCAGCCTTACTCCCGTGATGCTCCAGATCTCGCAGCGCCTTAGCATGAACGACATCACGCCTCGAGGCCACGCCGTCGAATTTGACACCTCGGTATTCCTGCGCGGCAACCCAGCCGAAATCGCCGCGCTGATCTCCACCCTGCGCCCGCTCGATGTCATCTCCATTGACGAGGCCCGCGAACTACTCGACTTGCCAGACCTAATGGAATCCGACCCCGAGCTGAGGCCATAATGCAGACCACAGAATTCAGCGCCGACTTCATCGTCGAAATGCGCGAAGACGACTCCAATCCCGACATCGCCGGTCAGGGTTACGGTCGCGCCGTGCCCTATGGCGTCGAAACCAATATCGGCAACGTGCGCGAGTCATTCGGCCCTAACGCATTCGCCCTCGAGGACGTCATCGGCAAGCCAATCGCCTACCGCCATGGAGAGCCGATCGGCGTCATCACCTCAGCTGAGAACAGGTCCGACGGCCTGTACATCGACTTTAATATCGCCAACACGGTCCAGGGCCGCGACGCCGCGACCCTCATCCGAACAGGCTCCGCGAAGGGCCTGTCTGTCGGCTTCATGCCGACCAAATCTGTCTGGAACCGGGCAAAGACTGCGGTCCAGCACATGGCGGCCTCCCTCATGGAGACGTCAATCACCCATATGCCGGCGTATCCCACGGCCGGCGTAACAGCAATCCGAGAGGAAGAAATGTCAGTCGAAACCGTAGAGGTGGAAGCCGCTCCTGCGGTGACCGCAGACATCGAAGCACGCGAGGCAATCGCCTCCCTCCGTGAGCACGTGTCCACCATTGAGGCACGCTCCTACACCTCAGCCCCCGCAGTTCACGAGCTCGCACAGTTCCGCAGCTTCGGCGAGTACCGTCTCGCAGTGCTGAACGGCGAGATCGAGGCCCGCGCCCTGTTCGATCAGGTCACCGACGATAACCCCGGCGTCCTGCCTCCGAACTGGTCCACCATTGTCCGAGGCATCTTCGACCTCGGCCGCCCGGCTATCACCGCTTTTGGTGTCGAGTCGGCCGGCACCACTGGCACGACCTTTAACTGGCCCTACTGGGCAGGTTCCCCGAACCTCACTCAGATCGTCGAGGAGCAGGTCGATGAGAAGGACGAAGTCAACTCCGTCCAGATCAGCCTCCTCAAGGGCACCGCAACGCTGAAGACCTACGCAGCAGGCTCGGACATTTCCTACCAGCTGCTCCAGCGCTCGACCCCGTCCTACGTCGACGCCCACACGCGTATCATGCTGAACTCCTACGTTCAGGTGACCGACATCGCATTCGTGAGCGCCCTGTACGCAGCACGCACCCCGCTCGCATACGACTTCGCAGCAGACACCGACGGCTCGGACTTCCGCGCCGCCGTGTTCGAGGCGTCCGTCAACTGCCAGACCGCCACGGGAATGCAGGCCGAATTCGTCCTGGTCTCCCCGGCAGTCTTTAAGAAGATCGGCGGCTGGGAGACCTTCTTCCCGAGCAACTACGGCACCTACAACGTGTCGGGCGTCGCTTCCGCCAACACCCTCGGCGTCAGCGTCTCGGGCCTCCCGGTCATCCTCGACCGCAACCTCGGAAACAACCTCATCATCGTGTCGAACCGTGAGTCGGCCAAGTGGATCGAGGACGGCCCCCGTCTCGCATCTGTCGAGAACGTCGCACAGCTCGGCCGCGATGTCGCGGTCTACGGCTACGGCGCATCGCAGATCATCTCCGGCGCTGGCATCATCAGCCTCGAAGATTTCTAAAAACCGCTGAGATAAGGGACGCGACGATATGGCACTCGTAACGGGTGAGGAACTAGCGGCAGCGCTGGACCTCGACTATGACCCGCCGGAGGAGCCTTACGATCAGGTGGCCGCAGCCGCCGACGATATCGTCGCGTCCCTACTCACGGACGGGGCCTACGAACTCGAGCCCCCGGCCTGCAAGGAAGCTGCCCTTTCAGTAGCGGTGGAGATTTACCAGGCACGCACCGCCGCAGGCGGGCAAGCCGTCGCCACAGACTTCAGCCCGGGGCCTTACCGCCTATCGGTCTGGATGACTCGCCGCGTCATGGCTCTACTCGGGCCGTACATGGACGTTAAAGGCATGATCGGATGACAGCCCTAGTCACCGAAGCCAGAGAGGCCCTTGTCGCGGCATTTACTGGGCAGGGCCTCCAGGTCTATACGACAGTTCCGGCCGTACCTCGGCCCCCAGCTGTCGTCATCGTGCCCGACTCGCCCTGGATTACTCACGAACGCGGGACAGCGCTCGGCTACCGTGTTCGCTGGCGTGTCCTAATCGTTATCAGCCCTCGCAACAATGAGGCCGCTACCCTGGACGTCGAGAACGCAATCGACCTCCTCCTCCCGCTCATCCCCGCAGGATTTTCGTGGGATGTCGTAAACCCCCCGCAGCTCAATGATGTGGGAGCGCAAGGCACCGTCTACACCACGGAGATAAACGTCTCCGTCTCAATGAAGGAGTAACAAATGGCAGTTGTATCCGTGGCTGGTGCCGCGTTCACCGTCCAGGTTGGCGCCACCCAGTACGAAGACCAGATCACGACCGGCACCATCACCACCACGCCGACGATCATCCGCACCAAGACCCTTTCGGACGTCGCGTTTAACCAGACCGACCTGAACTCGACGATCTCGCTCGATTTCCTCTACGACGAGAACGCCGGCATCTACGACGCTCTCCAGACCGCAATCGCCTCGGGCACCTACATCGCCATGACGGTCGAGTCTGCCACGGGCGTCTGGACTGGTACCGAAATGTGGATCGACTCCTGCGACGTCACCTTCGACGCCGCCGGCATCGCAACCTGCACCGTTTCGGCACAGGGCACTGTAACCTTCGCATAACCAACTAGTGAACGGGGAAACCGCCATGTATCCAAGCATTAACGTAACGACGTCAGACAGTCCCGAGGCCGTCACCTATCAGATCTGCTCAGCGGATCTCATGGAGGCCGAAGAGATCTACGACAAGGCAAAGCGCAAGCCAGGCACCATGGGTATCCGCTTGATCTGCGCCTATATCCACGTGACCGGGGAATCACCTGCAACGCTGGCACAGGTCAAGGCCTGGGCAAAGGACAAGGAAGTCTGGGCAGAGGATGCCGAGACGCCGGACCCTACCCAGCCGGATCAGTCCGGAGATTCGTCACCCAACTAGCCGTAAGAATCGGCAGGCCCATCGAGGAAGTAGCGGCCTACGATCCCCGGCAACTAGCTACGATCGTGGAGGTGTTATCTAGTGGCCGTACAGTCGACTAGAACCTTCGACACCTACATCGACGGGCTTAACGACGTCCTAAAGTCATTTAAGCAACTCGACAAAGAGGCCACGAAAGAGCTGAGAGTCGCCTCTCGAGCGATCGCTGAAAAGCATATGGTCCCTGCCTGGAAGAATGCCGCCCTGAACTATGCCGGTCCATGGGGCGAGGCAATCGCCGAGACTGTACGCACAGGATCAGACCGAATCCCCTACGTCAAAATCGGCAAGAATAAGAAAACTCTCAGCGGCGGGGCATCTCCGACCATGGTCCGATACGGCTCCGACAAGGGCAACCAGGGCCGCGCCGGGGCGAAGATGCCTCCCGCATTCGGCCAGGGAACCAGTTGGATGTCCAAGGTTAAGCAATACCAGGGCCCAGTCCTGCAAGAGTGGGCCCAGGCAGTCGACCGCATTGTTAGAAAGTGGGACAACCTGTAATGGCTCTCCTCGGCAAAACCCTCACCGTTTACGTAGCTGCGGATACTTCGAAACTGCGGGCAGGCCTAAACGATGCCGACCGCAGCCTCTCAGGGTTTGCAGGCAAACTCGGAAACATGGTCGGGCCAGCACTGATCGGTGCCACAGCAGCCGCCGGCGCATTCGCCGTTTCCCTTGCGGTCGATGGTGTGCAGGCAGCAGTCGCCGAAGAGGCCGAACTTACTAAACTCTCGGGAACACTAAATAACCTCGGATTCGGCGCTGCATCCGACCAGGTGAATACCTTTATCGACGATTTGCAGTACACGGCGGCGGTGTCCGATTCGACCTTGCGCCCAGCGTTTACCCGTCTCCTGACCAGCACAAATGACGTTGCGGAAGCCCAAAAACTCCTACAACTGGCCCTCGACGTCTCGGCCGGCACAGGCAAAAGCCTTGAGGCCGTTACTAACGCGCTAGGGAAGGCATACGACGGAAACCTGGGAGCGCTCGGCAAACTAGGCGCGGGCATAGATTCCTCGACCATTAAATCTAAGGATCTCCAGGGGGCTCTCTCTCAACTCTCGACCACATTCGCCGGGCAATCAACCGCGGCCGCAAATACGCTCCAAGGTCAAATAAAGGTTCTGTCCATCTCATTCGATGAACTAAAAGAATCGTTCGGCAAAGGTTTCCTCGATGGTCTATCCCAAAGTTCTGGCGGTATCGGAAATTTGGCTAAGAATATGCGGGATCTCCAACCCGAACTGGAAGCCATTGGCAAGGGTTTCGGAGATTTCACAACCAAACTGATCGAATCGCTTGGATGGATCGCCAAACTCGATCAAGGCATTCAGCGCTGGGGTAATGAGGTAACCGGGCGCATCGCCGTCGGACTCATCCAACTAGGCGACCTGATCGGTGTGGTCTCAGACGCAGAAGCCGAAAAGGCCGACAGAGACTTCGAGGTATACAAATCATCGCTGTACGCAGCTGAAGGCACAAACGTTCAGGCCGCGGCCCTCGCTAACCTGGCCAGCATCCAGGCTGGGATGGATCGGTACGTTCGCGGCGGCTACGGCGGGATCCCCGCGAGCAAAATGTTTACCGACATCGAGACCTGGCGAACGAAGCAACTGGCGCTCATCAAGCCGATCGAGACCACGGCCAAGGCCACCGGCGGAATGTCTAAGGCCATTAAGGAAATGGATCCAGCACTTCGCAAGCAGATCGACCTAGTTAAGAGCCTCACGAGCGAACTCAGCGACGCCGCCAAGGCCGTCGAAACCGCTCGCAAAGAGATGTCCAACTGGCAAGAGCAAATGGCCAACCAGATCACCTCGGGCATTGACCTTGGCGCGGCGTTTGGCGCCCAATTCGATGACGAAGGAAAAGCGACCGGGAAGTCGCTCATCGACGGATTTAACAAGCAAATCGAGCAGGCGGGCCTATTCGGCGGCTACCTGCAAACCCTGAACACCCAGGGCGGTCCCGAACTCCGAGATGCCGTGGCCGCCCTGGGTCCAGAAATTGGTAACAAATTGGCAAAGCAGATCATCGACGAAGGCCTGGTGAAGACATTCCAGGACAAGCTAGTAACGGTAAAGAGCACCGCCCGGACCGCAGCCGAGGCGATGACGCCCGAATTCCTGGTCGCTGGTGTGCAATCGGCCGTAAATTTCCTGATCGGCACCCAAAACGCCCTAGGAGCTGCGACATCACAGCTCGAGGAAATGGGCCGAGCGATGGGCAAGACGATCGGCGACGCCGCAGCCGAGGAAATCCGGGCAGCCCTGGCGGCCGCTGGTGTGGCCATGACTGGCGGAAACGCGACCCTCGCCGGGACGAATGGCCCGCTCATGTCGAGCGAGGCCGCGGCCCGAGTAGCAGCTGGTGGCGGATCATTCGCAAGCGCACTCTCGAGCACCTCTATCGCGCAGGCAATCGAGCGGGCAATCTTCGACTCTAATCAGCGCCTCGGCCGTACCGGGCAGGCAGTGCTCCAGTGACCAGCCCAGTAACGCACATCATTATCGGGGGCGTCAGCCTCGATCTAGCCGACGTCGAGTACCAAATCTCGATCACCCACGGCCGTAATGACATCAAGTCGCAGCCCGAGGCCTCGACCGCCGTCATCGCTCTCAGAGGCTCGGAAGGCGTATCTATTGACCTTGCCGCGACCGTGGACATTACGACCTACGGCTTCAGCCGCTTTACCGGCGAAGTGACAGACCTGGCCATTACTCACCTATCCTCGACTCCGCCGACCGCTATCACCACGATTACCTGTATCGGCAACCTCTCCAACCTGGGCTCCAGGATCACCGGCGCGTCCGGCTACGCCTCAGAGACTGTCTACTCGAGGGCCGAGGAGATCCTGACCGATTCGGGCGAGACCTACCTAAACGGCGGGACGACGTCCCTCGAGTTGTATTCGGTCTCGGCCGGCAACGCCCAGCCCCAGACCTGCCTCGACGGCCTCCAGGCCCTCGCAGAATGGTCAGGCGGTACCTATTTCGACACCCCCGAGGGATACGTAGTCTTCGAGTCCTACGGAAATCGCGGCTCGACCGCTTTCCCGGGAGCCTGGGGAGCCCAGATAAACACGTGGGCCGAGGCTGAGGCCAGTTGGGATTCCTACCCTTCGACTACAGCTGCAACTAGCCTCCCGAGTAATGGCGTCATCTTTACTCCGGCCTGGACTCAGAATCAGGTTTCGATCATTAACGATGCCACGGTCAGCCATGGCGATCCGCCGTCATATCACCAGGCAACCGACGCGACCTCGATCGCCACCTATGGCCGCCGTGCCTTGACCCTCGAAACAGGCCTGAAGGCAAACGCCGACGCAATCAGCCGGGCGAACGCGATTCTCCTAGCCCAGGCTTACCCATTGTGGAATCTGGGCAATATCTCGATCTACGTCGATCAGCTGACAGTTCCCGAGCGGGATCAGGTGCTGGCGCTGATTTCGGGCTCGAGCGTCCTAGTTAATGACCTGCCTCAGCCTGCACCATTCGAGCAATTCTTGGGCCTCGTCGAAGGCTGGTCCGAGACCTACACGCCTGGGCAGCACATCCTGACGCTATCCATCTCAGACCCCCGATATTCGTACCAGACGGTTACCTGGGGTGAAGTCTCTCCGACGCTACAATGGGGCGACGTAGATCCGACCATTATCTGGTACAACGTAGTTACCGCCGACGACCTAATCGCAGCCTAGGAAGGGCACAGCATGGCAACCACTACAGGAGGCACGACCTACGTCACCTCGACGGATCTCGTAGCCGACTACCCGACGGCCTCCCTGGCCCTAGCTAACCGAGTCGATGTCGTGGCCTCGGGCTCGATGTCGAAGAAAACCGCCTCTTATACGGTGACCGTGGCCGACATTCTGGCCGGCACGACTATCGTCATGAACTCAGCTAGTGCCACAGTCCTGACCTTGCCCTCGAGCAGCCTCGTCAACGGAATGCGCCTCAATGCGTTCTCAGTTAACACCGGCGCAGTCACGTTCACCGGCGGCACCGTCACCGGCAGCGTTAACTCGATCACCAGCCAATACTCAGGCGTAAGCCTCACCTATGACTCGGCAGCCGCGGTGTGGTGGTGCCTCCCTTTTTCCTCGGGTGCTAGTGCCGCAAACTTCACGAATACGGCGACTGGCACGTATACGGGATTTAAGTACGTCGTGTTTACGGGCAACGGCACGCTGACAACAGATCGCGCCGGTTACGCAGATGTCGTCTGCATAGCGGGAGGCGGGGCTGGCTCGGATTACGGCGGCGGCGGCGCTGGAGGCTATTTTGCTGCCTCAGTCTATTTGCCCGTTGGCAGTCATACTGTGACCGTTGGAGGCGGCGGAGCGGGCGGAATCGCTGGTACACAGGGCTCGGCCTCAGTAGTGGCCAACGTTTACGCCCTCGGCGGCGGATTCGGACAGTCATACTCGAATACTTCATCAGTAGCTCTTTGCTCAGGTGGATCAGGCGGCGGTGGCACGCCGAGTGCAAGCTCCACAAAATACAGCCCAGGTTTGCCTCTTGCCGGAAGTCAAGGATTTGCAGGAGGTGGAGGACAGCAAAGTGATGCAGCTCCTTATAACGCCGGAGGCGGCGGCGGAAGTGGCAGCGCAGGCGTTACGGCAACCGGATCAGGCGGTGGCGGCAACGGTGGCGCAGGAACCTCCAACAGCATCGCAGGCTCTACTCCTACCAGCACGTACACCGCAGGCAGTTTCACCTACGCCGGCGGCGGCGGTGGGGCAACAAACAGCGGCACAGTCGGCGGCACAGGGGCAGGCGGCGGCGGTAATGGCGGCAAAAACGGTACTGGCATGACAGCAGGCACAGCAAATACTGGCGGCGGAGGCGGTGGCAGAGGCCAGGGACCTAACCCAGGCGCTAATGGTGGATCAGGAATCGTAATCGTAAGGGTGGCGGTCTAAATGGCTCATTTCGCAGAAATCGACGGCGACGGCCGAGTACTCCAAGTGCAGGTCATCAACAACGACGACATCGACGGCGGAGTCTTCCCCGAATCCGAGCCCGTCGGGCAGGCCTACCAGGCCTCACTCGGCATACCAGGCACCTGGCTCCAATGCTCCTACAGCGGCTCATTCCGCGGCGCATACCCAGGCCCTGGCTGGACCTACGACTCCGAACTCGACCAATTCATTGACCCCCGCACACCCGAGCCCATCGAGGAGACACCGTGAGCGAGCAGCAGGCCGAGGAAATCATCGAAGCACTAGAGCCCATCGAGGAGCCGAAGAAGGCCACGCGCAAGAAGGCCGCTACTAAGCCGACTAGCTCGACGGAACGCGCCCGGGCAATCGTGCTCGAGCGCCTCAAGAATCGTTAGCCTGGGCTAATGCAGTGGACAGATGTCGTCGGCGTAGCGGTCGGCGTGATAACCATTCTCGCCGCAATCCTTGCTGGACTATTCTGGCTAATTCGATCAGTAGTCCGGCAAGAGATCGAGCGCTACACCAAGACAATTCAGCCCGGCTACCGCAACGGCGGCTCCAGCCTGGCCGACATATCAGCGAAACTCGACGAACTAGCCTCAAGGCTCTAGGACAGGTGGTAAGTCATGGGTAAATGGCTGGCGGTTACTTGGGAAGGTACGGTCGCTAAGAGCCTCGCAGGAGCCCTCCTCGGGGCCTTAGGCTCATGGCTTGCCACCTCCAACGTTCACCCCCTCATCGTGGCCCTAGGGGCCGCAGGCATCCCGGTACTAATGAACGCCCTCAACCGTGACGACTACCGCTACGGCATGAACTCGAGGCCCCATGTGGACGACACTGCCACCATGCCCGAACTAGAAATCGAGGGAGAGTAATGGCCCGCCTAGTCGCTGGAGGCCTAACCCTCCGCAATCAAGTGAACAAGCGCTGGCCCAAGCGCGACAAGCGCTCAGACGGCTGGATCGGCGACAAGGCCCACGCCGGCAGACAGTCAGACCACAACCTCGACGCTCGAGGCCTAGTCCACGCCCTAGACATCGACGCCGACCTAGACCCCAAAGACCCAGGCGCAGCCCAGCGACTCGCTAACCAGATCGTCGCCTACGCCGCGTCTGGCATACCGGGCGCTAATCGCATCAAGTACGTGGTCTTTAACGATCAGATCGCCTCGGGCACCTACGCGAACTCGATGTGGAAATGGCGCGGGAGCGGTTACGGCCATTTCAGGCATCTCCATATCAGTTTCTCGACCAAGGGCGAGAACAATGCCCAGACCTATCCGCTGCCCATTCTCAACACGCCCAAGAAATAAAATCGCGTAAACCTTGCATCTCCCGCAAATGTCGGCTACCTTCCTCATGTAGGGGAAACCAACCGAAAGGGCCACATCATGCACAGCGACAAAGTATCCGAGGCATTCGCAGCTGATCCGATCACGCTCATGGATGACATCTGCCAACTGCTCCACGATGCCGGTCACGAGGATCTATCCGAGTGGCAGCACAACCTGCTAATGATCCTCGACAGCCGTCGGGTACGGGCAGCATGAACGAGATCATCACTCCAGGAGAGGCCGCCAAGATCCTCGGCGTCTCCACAGATACAGTCGGACGCTACCTAGACCTGGGCATTATCGAGGGACATAGGACGCCCGGCGGCCAGAGGCGAGTAAACCGCGACAGTGTGGAATCAGTCATCCGCACCCGCGTATCGTCTACCGTTACAATCATCGAGGCAGGTTGATCGTCGCGGCCGTCGCAGCTGCGGCCCTCCTAGCAGGCCCGACCTACGTGATCCCGCCCGACCAAGCCGCCTATGTGCATTGTGTGGCCGAGCGCGAATCACACAGCAACCCGAAAAGCACTAACCGGGCGAACGGATATTTCGGCATGTTCCAGTTTAATGACGCGCTCACGAACGGCTCTACCTGGATGATGCTTGACTGGCTCAAGACCTGGCACCCAAAGCCGAGGCAGTTTGCTGCGCGACTCAGGGCTACCGAAATGCACAAATGGCCGGCAAATCTCCAGATCGCGGCCATGGTCGAAACACTCAATCACAGGGGAAAGTGGTCAGGCTCAAAGCATTGGGCAGGCGGCCGCTGGACCTGCACACCAGGAAAGTAGGGGAAATGACGCTACAGAATGTCGTACGTATGTTGTTTGGTATGGGTGTGGCCCTGCTATTCGCCGGGATCATGTCTATCGCAGGAGCAATCGAGACCGCAGGCCTTTAACAAACACAAACAAACACGAAGGGGAAACGATGCACGATGGAACACTATTCGCCACAACGCTTGACGACTGCTCTACTTGTGGTCGGCCTATCAGGAATGGCATTTGCAGCTGGTGTGCTGCTGGGGACGGTTATGGCGCCAAAGCCGCAGCCACCGCAGCCGTCGTTAAAGACGCAGAATGGCACCAGCGGGCCAACGATTACCGGCGCAACCTTGGGCCTGGGCAAACAATCACCGCCGACGACCTCAGGCTGCACGTGGGTCTACCCTGCGGATCAAGCAATCAGATCGGCGCTCTAATGCATTCATGGGCCTCAAAGGGCCTTATCCGGGCGTCAGGCTTCACGACCTCGATGGTCAAGGGCAACCATGGCCGCATCCTGCGCGAGTGGGAAATCCTGGCATGAGCGCCTACATCATGTATTCAGCCTCATGCTCCTGCGGCCGCATCCTTGGCCCCACAGTCAAGACTGCTCTAGCTGAAGCAGTCAGCCGCCACAAGTCCACCTGCCCCGAATGGGAGAAGAAATGATTCTTTACCAATGCAACGACTGCCGGACAATCATGCACGACGGCACATTCCTCACCGTTACACCTCGAGCGGGCATCACAATGCATTTCTGCTCATGGCGCTGCCTCGAGGTATTGGCGGCCAATCATGGCGTTTGACCTCAGCCAATACGAAACCGTCGACACCCGCATCCACAAGTTCTGGGGCGAGCACAAGGCCGACGGCCGCATCGAGTCCCGGCTCATCGAGGTAGTCCGAGACGACACAGGCCGCCCGCTCCAGTACGTCATGGAGGCCCAGGTCTGGATCGGCGATCGGCTCGCAGCTAACGGATTCGCCGAAGAGGTAGTGGGAGGCTCCCCAGTCAATAAGACCTCAGCTCTCGAGAACTGCGAGACCTCAGCGATCGGCCGCGCCTTGGCAAATGCCGGGTACTCGAAAGAGAAGTTCCGAGCCTCGATGACCGAGATGACAAAGGCCGAGCGACTGACCGGCACACCAGAGGATGACCCGTTCTACAAGCCTCGACCACAGGTTGAGACTTTTCCGAATGGCCAGCCAATGCCTAATCTGCCCGGTGCGCCCAGGGTGTACGGCGGATCCGGTGAGGCCTCAGCTGCACAGAAAGGCAAGATCAGGGGAATCGCTAAGGATCTCGGCATCACGACACGCGAAGAATTCCTCGGCCTGGTGAATGCCTGCCTAATGGCCGCGAACCATGATACGGTCGCGTCTCTCGATGACCTGACGAAAAAGCAAGCCTCGGACGTTATCGAGAAAATGCAGGAATCGACCACGGTCGAAGCGTTCACAGGAGGGGACACCGCATGATCGCAACCGATAAGGATGTCCGGGCATGGGCCCGAAAGGTAGGCATCCCAGTAGGCGAACGCGGCCGACTCCAGGCCCACGTGTGGCAGGCCTACCTCGAGCAGCATCCCGAGGCACACAACTAACAGACTCAGCACTACGCCGCATGATAGCGCATGTCATGGTCCCAGTAGTCGGGGGATCTAACCCAGGTTAGAGCTGGTGGGCCTGTCATGCACAAATGGCGCGTGACTGCGGAGTAGATGCAATATCCGAAAGGATTAGAGGATGATCGGGGAACAGACCAACTCAACAACAAACGGCCGCTCGGCTGGGCCCGCAGGGACTAGCCCGGGCGAGTGGCCGCTTACTCGAGGGGAAACGAATTGCACACCACCACAGAACTAGACGCCCACTGTCGTAGACCTAACTGCGACTGCGGCCATGTCATCTGCTATCGCGGATGGATAGACACAGACCACACGAGCCCTTGCCAGTTCTGCCGGCCAGACACACACGAGCGCTGGCTCATGGCATCCCAAGCCCGCCAGAAGGGGTACCCCATCGAGGCAGTCAACCGCATCATGGCCAGGCGCAAGACATGAGCAGAGCCCACTCCAGCGCAGCGTACAAAGCCTGGCGCAAACAGGTACTCGAGAAGTGCGAGCCGACCTGCATACGCTGCGGCTATCCAGTCGACATGACACTGCCCGGCTCACACCCAGACGGCCCAAGCGCAGACCACGAACCACCACTAGCAGAAACAGGAGAGATCTCACCCAGCCTCGACGCCGCAGGCATCGCCCACCTCAGCTGCAACAAATCACACGGCGGCCGGCTCGGATCCGCTCGAGCAACCGCGAAGCGCAACGAAAATGCGAGGAATGTCCGTTTCTCAGC